CACCATAAAAGTTAGCTCCAGAGTTGATGTATTTCTGTGTAGCTTCCATTACCATGTCCAACGTAGCTCCGATCTTGTAGATACCATTCTCACCATAAAATGAGAGAACATAATCATAGAAATCGGACATCAAAAATGTAACCTTGTAGATTTTCATTTGACAACAGTGTTAGAATCGGGATCAAAAGTCACTTCGGAAATGACATCAAACTCATTGGTCATTTTCACATAATTCCACTCATTATCATCCTCACCTTCCTGATAACAATGAATGAAACCTTCCGAGTCAACTTTTACAAAACAACCATCATAATCCTCTGCATCTAATTGATAACCTGCAGCGATCAGTGCTTCAGCGAAAGTCATGGGTGATTCCTCTCAACATGGCCAAGATACAGGAAATAACGAACCAACACAAGGGGGCTTGTGACAGTTATTTGACTGGCACACCGTAGATGGCATCATTCATAATTTCACGGCATAGCTTAAATTGTGCCCACTCACGATCAGTAATGTTATCTGAAGCGTAAGGAATGTTCAGATGATTGGCACACATACGGTCGATGGATTCTTGCATTTGACCATACGGTTTGACTGTGATTGCCGCTGCTAAAAGTAAATCAATCATCTTTGTCTAAGTGATTAAAACGTTCTGAGAATAATGCATAGAAACACCATGCAAATGATGCTGAGATGATGATAAAGTAGATCATCACCAAGTACCACGCTGCACATGAATCTTCTTGATCTCACTATAAATGAACTGACGCAATTTTTGATCTGTGGTATTATCAAACGCATAATGTAGACGTGCTAAGTATTCATCTTGGGTCATACATTTGACAGTCTTTGCGTTAGTCATTCCGAGATCATTGAGTGAAGAACCTGCTTTAGCTTTTGGGCGTCCGAAGTTGCCAGTCACATTGCCAGATGTTCTCAGTTTCGGGCGAATCTTGGAAAGATTAGAGTAAGTCATCGTGCATACAGATAAGAACCTGCCCAGTCAGCATGTTGCAGCAAATACTCACGCTGCTCGTCGATTGTCAGATTATAACGAACACCTTTCGCGGGAGATTTCCACGATGCAGACTTATAAACCTCGCCAGTTTTCTTGTCAATGAAACAATGAACAGAGCGAGATCCACGAACGCTCATAATAACTTTGTGATACTTTTTACCAGTCTCAGGGTAAAAATCATAGTCACAAATACCTTGCTTAAGCTGAGCAATGCACTCATTGTGATAGTCTATACCTTCAGTGGCAAGTGCATGGGATTTAATAGAATACTCGATGAAGTTTTGACGCAATGCTTCACACAACGCATAAGTGTGACCCAAGATAGCATTTTCGATGTTACCTTGTGCCTCTTGTTGTGCAGAATACTTGGAAAGTGTTGTGGTGGTCATGACATCAACCTCCGAAGATTTCATCGAACAGATCACCCATCTCGCGGCGATCATTCTCAGAGTCAATCATGTTACGCATCTGCAGGAGAGCATCTTGTTCCATACGAAGCTTTAGAATCTGCTCACCAAGATCGTGCAATTTGTTGTTGATCTGAATACGATCCAAACCGTCTACAGTGGTAACGGTGATGGGCATCCCTTGCGACATTGTGGTACGCTCTGCGATGATGTGAGTCATGGGTCATTCCTCTCAACATGGCCAAGATACAGGATCTGGCTACCCAACACAAGGGGGCTTGTGACACTTATTCAAGTGGCACAGGGGGTGTCTCTCCTTCTACTTCAGATGATCTAGCTTGTGGGGCAATGGTATCAACTTTCACATTATTCACATAAACTGAGATTTCTCCTTGCAATTCTGTGGCATAATGTTGACCTAACAGGTATGCTTCTTCAAGTGAAGTGCAATGATGGTGATTGATGCCATTTGTGATAAAGAACTCGTCTGCCATTGTGATTTACCAACTCTTGGGAAGTGTGAAGTTATAGTGTGAGAATACTTCACGATTAACTAATTTATACGCTCCATAATCATTGGAATGAACATAACCTTCATGACCAGAGTTGATGTAATCAACACCGAGTTCAATCGTTGCGCGAACATCATCACCCGTGACAGTGATTCCTTCCATGATTAACATCTTCGCTTGCGTCAACAGATTGAATAGCAGCAACAAATTACCACTCAAAACATCAGAAACTGGACGACCTTCACGAATACACTTATTGACTGCAATCTTCAGTGCATCTACTTCTTTTTTTGCCTCGGGATACTTAACAAAATTGCTAACCACACTTGCAAGACTAAGAATGTAATCAACTCGACGACGACGGGTGGTAAATTGTGCATTGCAATCTACAAAATAAACAGAAGAATTGGAATCAAAAATACCACCATGGGCATAGTCAACAAAGCTTGCCTCAAGTTCTGAGATCTTTGTGCCAGAATAAGATGTATGACACACAGCAACAATAGAAGACTCAGATACACCTTCAACGGCACTAAAGTCATAGGTAAGAGTATTAGGCGTAAAGCATACTTCACCACCATAACCAATAAAATCGCACTGATAAATCCCTTTAATTTGTTTCGGGAACTCAGCGAGACAGGTATGAAGAATCGAAGCAACTTTTTGATTGTTGCTATGATTCTTCTCGATGTCTGAGTGAGTATAATTGATCTTAACTTTCTTCTTGTTGAATACACTTTTAGTTCCTACAAAGAACTTATCATTCTCTGGATTGATACCGAAAACAATCGCGGGAGCGCCATCGTATTTGACAGTGCAACTACCCTTACAGTTGCGAAGATACTTGATAGTATTCTGCACGGCTTTCTTGCCGAGGAGTGCAGAATCTTCAGGATGCTCTAGGTGAGTGTTCTTCATGTGGCCATCATACATGAAAAAAGGGACCTGTAAAGGCCCCTTGTGACAGTTTAGGCAGTGGCACCATCTTTCAATTCTTTCACACGCTCATAGCGTAGCTTACGCAACTCATTATACTGTTTGTGTTGTTCTTTTGTGAGTTGAAAGTTATTGCGATGCCACTCAGTACGCAACTCTTTCAGTTCTTTCAATACTTCAGACGACTTCATTTTGATTCTCAGTAATAGAAACTTCGGGGGCATTTTCTCCTTGCTGTGCAGGAATCTTCACTCGAAGATTGTAAGGAGAATTGAAAAAGCGACGAAACGCAGTAACAATGATGAGCAGCGTTGAAGCAACACCAACCAAACCAAGGAAGGTGACAGCATCACCAGAGAAAGTATAAGTATCAGGAGTCATTTTCAGTAATCGTAATCAGCAGCGAGATAATCGTTGAAATTGAAATCTTCATCTTCACGAAGTTCAGGAATGTCGAAGAGCTCACCAGGAGCATCAACAATTTCAGTCCAAAGTTCGTCGTACATAGTGTCCCTCAAGAACATGGCCATAATACATGAACCAGGGCACCACAGTCAAGATAGTGGACAGTTTGATTAGTGGCTACCTTTGATGTCTTCTCCACTCTTTTTGAGTAATGTTCTCATGTTTGACTGATGTGCTGATAATTCATCTTCAGCGCGGTTACGCATCCTACGAGCAATTACATTCGCTCTCCGGGCGCTTGTGGCTCGTTGCTGTTGAGTTTGTGCAGGAGTTGATGGTGTTAATCTACCACGCTCAAGTTGCTCTCTAAACTCACTAAACGTCTTCATTTCTTTCGTCTTTTTAGATATTTAGACCCTTATCCTGTTCCATCATGTCAATCTGAATGTAGATTGGTTGATCATCATTCCAATGACGAATTACCCCTGCAACAATGAAACAATTAGTAATGAGATAAGTGATGAATATAAAAGTCCGTATGTAAGCAATGTTATCTGCTTCTCTGTCATTTTTACTTGCCTTTTCTCCTAAAGCTTTGCACCACAATCTCCAGATTGTATTTTTTGTTTTCATTTCAAATTAAATGCTATTGAGATTCTATCTTCATCAGATTCATTTGGTTCAACAGAATGATACAAATGAGATGGAAATAGTATCATTCTCCCTTCTTTAGGATTAAACTCAAAATGTTCAAAATAATTTTTAGCATCTTTTACATTTTGTTTAGCAGCTTCCAATAACGCAGACTCAATAAAAACGTTGGGAGATGCAAACACTAAAGGACCAGATTTTTCTGGTGCTTTTATCCAAATAACACCAGAAAGCAAAGAATTGGCATGAACATGTTGCACATTATAATCACCCTTTTTATTGATGTTTATCCACATATTTCCCAATTCAAAATTATAATCATAATGTGTTAATGATGTCAATGCATACATTAAAATATAATTTTTGAACTCAGAAAAAGACTCCTCCTCATAAAAATATGAAGGAGATTGCCAACCGCCTCGATTACTATGATTAACAGTTTCTGTTGATGCTTGATAAGCATAAATCCATTCAATCAACGGATCACGAATTTGTTGAAATAAATCACAATCAACCTGAGTTATAATTGATGGAAATACCGTATAATTGTGAACTTTCATTTTTCTCCCAATATAGTGATTTTATTGAAATCATTTTTATGTACAACAATTTTTACGTCTTGTGCTTTATGTTGTCCTTTTTTGATTAAAATTGAAACAGAGTAGTCACAAATGAATGCAACTACTCCTTCAATTTCTTTATATTTAACAGAATCACCCTCAGATAACAGCATCAAGATCCTCCAAGAACATCCACTGATCAGGCTCTTTGCCATCAACAACAAACTCTAGGTATAGTGCATCAGCATCATCTAATCTATCTTTATCCACTAGATAACACATTTGATGATTCCAATGATCTTCAATTTCAACTAAAATTTTACGTTGTAGATTAGTCATGAGAAAGCAGATTCGAGGGGATTCTTTTTGATTTGCATCGCAGAGTATGGTGTAGTATTTTGAGGATCTACTACATTACCCACTGTCGATGAATTGACTGGGGCATGGTATTGTCCTGTTTTGGAGTTGTAGAATCCCCAGATACAGCGAACAGGCTCACCATTGTTATAGTCATAAGTGCGATCGTCACATATCCAAATAGCGGTGACATTACGCTTAAATTGATTTTGCTCATAATGATAATCCTTTGGTGCTTTGTGAGGAAACTTGACTGCCATAATCAGGTTACGAATGCATCAACAATACGAGATTCTTCTTCTTCGACAAGCGTAAATCGTGGCGCTTTAACTACATTTGCCAAAATACGATCATCATATGAGTTTGCATAATCATCACGCCACTCTAGCAAAAGATCGTGACACTCATTATCATCTTTTGCAATGACAGTAATGGTTCCACCATACTCGGATGTAGGAAAACCAACCCAATAATCGACAATGTAAATAGATTTCATCTGTTTGTGCTAATTACTCCTTGATTTTAGTGTATTTGTTGTGTCATGTCAAGTTGGCCAACTGACGTTCAATCTCAAACTTGACAGGCAGAAGATGTGAGGCAAAGAATCCAGCATACTGACTATCTTTGGTTAGATTAAAAACATTTTCAATTTGCTGGTGTGCTAGAATCAAATTGATCTTGGATGTCATTTACACTCAGAATGTGGTTGTTTGCAGTATTCTAGCATTGACTTTTGATGATAATATGCTTTATAAAGTTTATCATCACGTTGAACAAGAAATACATTCCAACCAATAATTGCTACCACACCAAGTAAAGTGGCAATCAAATACTTACGTTCAGTTTTAGTCATACCGCAAGTGCTCCAGAGGGGATTTCAACAACTTCGGGGAGTTTGCTATCATCGAACTGATGCATGTTATAGCAAACCCACTCACCAGCACGGAACACATAAGCGTATTCTTCGCTGTTGGTAGGTAGAAGATACTCACACAAGTCAGCATCAAGGCGAGGAGGAGTATCTTCGCCACGAGCGGAATAATACTCGGGTTCGTGATTGTCATTCCAAGCAGCAGACATGTCGCCACCATCAATCAACTCAGAAGCAAGTTCTTTGCTGTTATAATGCGTCTTCAGAATACGACCCAACCATTCAGGATAACCATCCCAATGATGGTAAGAAGACAGGATAGAACCATCCTTAAGTTCGATACCGATGCGAGAGCGGGTTGCCATGTGATGTTTGTCTCAACATGGCTATAATACGACATTCAGAGCGCGATGGGCAGATCAGTGGACAGCCAATCAACTGTCACTTAATGCTGATCCGCGCCAATTCTTAGGTGGGGGTGGATCACACTTACCTTCTAAAGAACGCACCATAAGTTCAGCAAACTTTTCCATTTTGTCTGCTGATACTGTTTGTGGAGCGTAACTGATTGCATCCTTTAATGCCACCAGTTCATTCCATTCTTCTGTGGTAAGATTGTCAGATCCAGTGCGAGTAAGAGTCATAATCCCTCCAAGTGTGCGGCTATCATAACATTTGTATTCTGCACTATCTATAAACTTAATAATTTCTTTGGGATCACGCAATTATTCTTAATAATATTGATTCATTCTTGCATTTCTTATTGCATTATCTTGACTCATGAGTATTTTATATGCTTGCAATTCTTCTTTTGTCGCTTTACGAACTTCATATGTATTATTTGCACGTTCTCCCCAAAATAGTTTATCACCTTCCTTCAATTTAAGGAATCTTTTCATTTTATCAGGAATGGAGATGATATACTCATCTTTACCTTTATCATTTCTAACTTTCTCTACAGGAAGTGTCCAAATAACTTCCGGTAATATATCAGATCCGAATTCTTCTAGATTTTTTGCCATTGTTAATCTCGTGGTTTAGGTTTACAACATTCAAGACAATAGTAAGAAAATCCACTACGAAAATATTTTACTATTTGATAGTGATCTTTGTCAAGTGGTTTAGTCTCACCACATTTACTACATGTCCTTACCGTATTGTTTTTTCGCTCTTTTAAGTTCTTTGAGTTCTGCTTTGATTTCTTTATATGCAGATATGCTATCAATTTTTCCACCCATTTCAAGTGCAATGATAATATCAACCCGTGTTCCAAAATGAGCAAGGGCTTTTTCAAAATCATCAAGCTCATACATCTCTGTTCTCCAATTCCTTTTTGAGTTCTTTTGCAAGTTTCATGGATCTTCTCCATATCATATATTTAACGATTGGATTATCAGGACTCTGCATGATTTTCCACTTGAGTTTCTCATATTCCAGTTCAATTCTTTTCTGTGACAATACCAAAAAAGTTGCCAAGGAATTATCCGTGACAACAAAGTATCCGATGATTAAAAATAATCCTAACCAAAAGTATGATGAGATCATAAGAATACAGTCCCTGGTTGTGACTGAGTGCGATGATCTTTTATATATTTGTGTGCTTGACGCACTGTAGAAACCATCTCTAACTGATAACCACCATGGATGATAATTAGGTTCTTCTTACCATAAGGAACCGCAGCGTAACCATCATCAGTAATAAAACCTTCTCTCATGATACTAAAAACTGTTTTTCATATTCTTTCAGTTCCTCAGGAACATCCAAAATGTTAGAATCAATCGGCATAGACTTGTTCCATCTTACAGCATTCTCTGGTCGTTTGTAAAGCTTAATGCCGAGATGATTATATTTAAGATGTGTGGGAACTTTCACCTGATAAGTATCACCATCATTTGATGTCAGGTAACTGAGTTCCAGGTTCTCCTCTGCTGTGACCACAATGGTCTGACAAGAGAGCAAAAAGATCTCCTGAAACTTGTCAAGGCTGGACAGATACACGTCTGGGTTGTCCAGAATCATGCGCGAAATGAATTGTGGAGACAAACAGTGGTCATGCACGACCTTTTTCTTTACACTTTTGTTTTTCAGTGCATTTTCGCTGATCAGACCAGTAGGATTGGGGATGCCCGAGTCAAAGACACCGATATAATAGATTCTGGTGATGGGGCGAGCAAACTCTGGTTTTCCCCAGTTATGTAAATTGGCCTTGAGACTATTGTATGCAGTCTCACAGTAGGATTTCCAGTCTTTCATTTTTCCGCAGGACAATAAAGAACATACTTGTACTCAGCCAGTTGATTGCTAGACCATCGCAAAAGATCACAACCTTTGTAATGATCCACCACCTCAAAATTCGTTTCTGGACTCAATGGCTTTTTTTTGGTATCAATTTCATTATTCACCACATAAAATAGTGAAAGAAATGTCATGCCACACACCGCACCAAGTACAACAGCACGATAATAATCAGAATTACTCACAGGTTTCATCGCTCCAGTAGTATCTCAGTTTATCACCATCTGCGTGAATATTCAAGTGATAGATTTTACCGTCTTGTCCGTAAATACCACACCACAGACTGCGTTCGTTCATACTTTCCAGGTGA